TGAACTTGCAAGATTAGGGTTGAGAAAACAACGAATAGGAGTTATTGAAATGCTATGATTAAAGGAATTACAGTTAAACTGATTAATCTGGTTGATAGTGGGCAAAGTGACCCATTTGGCAACCCTATAATGCAAGAAACCTCTATTAACGTTGAAAATGTACTGATTCAGCCGGCTACAAGTGATGATATTACTGACTCAATTAACCTTTACGGAAAAAAAGCAGTCTATAATCTTGCGATTCCAAAAGGCGATGATCATATCTGGGAAAATCAGATTGTCGAGTTTTTTGGCGAGAGATTTAAAGTGTTTGGCAAGCCTTTGATGGGCATTGAAGCCAACATACCGCTCAAATGGAATATGAAAGTACAGGTTGAAAGATATGACTAAAATTAAAGTTGTAAAAATTAAACCTAACAATGCTGGTTATCGTAGGCTTTTGAATGGAATTGAGCTTCAGAAATACTGCAATGACCTGGGTGAACAGGTATCAAAGAAAGCCGGCACAGGCTATGTGGTGACTACCCAGATTGGTAAAAAAAGACTGCATACAAGAGTGGCTGCTGTTACGAAAGAAGCGGTTAAAGATAATTTAGAAAACAACACATTACTGAAGGCGGTGAGCTGATGATAGAACAGATCATACTTGAATATCTTAAAGATAAACTGAATATGGATGATATCTATACTGAAACACCACAGGAACCACCATCAGTTTTTGTTCGAATTGAGAAAACCGGCGGTAATCGTAATGCTTATCTTAAAAGAGCAACTGTGGCAGTTCAGAGCTACGGTTCAAGCCTTCATGAAGCGGCATCGCTGAATGAAATTGTTATTGAGGCAATGCTTGGCATTGATGAGCTTGACTCTATCAGCAAATGTGAACTCAATTCAGATTATAATTTTACAGATACACAACAAAAGAAGTACCGCTATCAAGCGGTTTTTAATTTAACTTACTACTAAGGAAAGGAGTAAATTTATGGCAACAACTGCGGCAAATGTTACTGCTGCCAAACCTAAAATAGGTGGTGCTATCTATCGTGGTGCTACCACTCTTACTTTGCCAACTGATGCAACAACTACACTGCCAACCGGCTTTGTTTGTCTGGGCTATGTTGGTGAAGAAGGTTTGACAAATGCGATTGAAAATGAAACAGACGAGATTAAAGCCTGGGGCGGTGATGTTGTTTTAGCCCTTAATAAGGGGAAAAAAGTCACCTCAAAGTTTAAACTTGTTGAAACAATGAATACAGATGTATTAAAAGCGGTGTTTGGCTCAACAAACGTTACTGGAACATTATCAACTGGAATTACAACCAAGATTGCTGGAATCAATGATGAAGCTGCTGCTTGGGTAGTTGATATGATCCTGAGAGATGGGGCTTTGAAGCGAATCTGTATTCCAAGCGCTTCAATTACTGAAATGGCTGAAATTGTCTACAGTGACAGTGAAGAAGTTGGCTATGATGTTACTATTCTGCAGACACCAGATAAAAATGGGTTTGCTCAATACGAATACATCAAGGAGTCAGAAACTTCGTCAAGTTAATTAAGAAAGGGGCTATTAAATGATTAAAGGAAAAACAAAAAGTGGATTCGAGTTTGAAATAAACGAAGAATCACTGAACGATATGAGAATTGTTGACGCACTGGCTGATATGCAGTCAGGTGATGACAGTCTGGTAATAGTGGCAGTTACTGAACTGCTTAATCTGGTATTAGGTAGAAAACAGAAACAGCTGCTATATAAACATCTTGAAGTTGAAAATGGAAGAGTTCCAATTGAAAAAGTAAGTGATGAACTGGTTGAAATTTTCAACAGCCTGAAAGAAGGAAAAAATTAATAGCCCTGGCCACAATGATAGCAACCGATGAAGAAGCATTGATTTGTGATTTGGCGGAAACCTATCATATATTTAACTACAGAGAGTTGCCAGTTAGATTATTGGCAACTCTTTCAGTTGGGCTGAGGGCGGATTCAAGAATCAAATTGAAAATAAGTGAGCAGCCATGCTCATTGGAAATATGGCTTCTTGCTTCAATAGCTGACAGATTAACACTGATTGGAAGCGCTGGAAGTAAGGAAAAGCCGAAACTGATAACAGATATGCTTTTACAGAAGGAAAGTGAACAGTTGCAGACATTTGTGAGCGGTGAAGATTTTGTTAAGGCAAGAGAAAAAATACTGAAAGGAAGTGATTAACTATGGCAGCGGCAACAGAACTGGCAACCGCCTATGTTCAGATAATACCTTCAATGAAAGGTTCAACTGGAAAAATAAAAACTGAAATTACTGGTGACATGGAAGAAGCCGGCGAAAAAGGTGGTAAAACATTTGGGCAGAAATTTGCTGCCTTTGCTAAAAGAATCATAACTGCGGCAGCAATAGGTAAAGTAATTGCACAATCAATTGCTGAAGGAGCTAAAATCGAGCAGTCTTTCGGCGGTTTGGAAACCATGTTTAAAGAAAGCTATTCATTAATTGCTGGCTATGCTCAGGATGCCTGGAAAACTGCCGGAATCAGTGCCAATGAATATGCAGAACAGGCTACTTTATTCAGTGCTTCACTTTTGCAAAGTGTAGGTGGTGATACTCAAAAGGCTGCTGAACTGGCAAAGATGGCATTGATGGATATGGGTGACAATATCAATCACTTCGGCGGTGATTTATCGATGGTGCAAAGCGCTTATCAAGGTTTAGCTCGTGGCTCTTATGTTATGCTTGATAACCTTAAATTAGGTTATAAAGGCACTGCTCATGAAATGATGAGATTAATCAATGACAGTGGAGTATTAGGTTACACTCTTACTGATGTCTCCCAATTGGCAGATGTCGGCTTTGGAACAATGGTTGAGGCTATTCATAAGGTCCAGGAAGAAATGGGAATTACTGGAACCACTGTTGCTGAAGCTTCAGGAACAATAAGCGGTTCACTGAAGCAAATGAAAGGCGCTTTTTCAAATGTATTAGCTGCTATGTCAATGGTCGGCAAAGAAGGTATGGGCATCTTAAATCTGGATGAAGCCTTGCAGGACTTGATGGTTGGTGTAAATGATTTTGCTTCAAACATAATTCCGGCCATTACAACAGTGTTCCAAACCCTGCCAGTTGCATTGGCAACAATGATTTCCAATATGGCGCCAATATTAATCGAGCAGGTACCAGTATTGGTGAAAGGATTTGCAGATGGCCTGATTATAGGAGTTCCAACCTTGATAAAGGCGGCAATGACATTGATTCAGGGTTTATCAGGTGGAATAAGAGAATCGATACCTGCATTTATAAATGAAGCAATGCCTCTTTTGTTAAACTTCAGTCAGGAACTGCTGAACAACATGAGTTTACTGGTTGAGGCTGGAATTGAACTTGTTATTGGCTTGGTACAAGGCTTAATGGATGGTTTGCCTACCTTAATCGAATTTGTGCCACAGATTATCAGCAATATAGC